CGCCAGAAGAAATAGAAGAAATGTCCGATGAAGAGGCGGACGCAATAACACAAGAAGAAATCAAAGAAGGCAATATTCCTGCAAACTTCTTTGAAGATGAGTTTCAAGAACTATCTGAAGCATTTGCCAGTAATGCAGATAAAGCAAAAAGTCTATGCAGCAAGTTTATCAATCAATTTCCTACTGGCAGCAAGCCTTGGCGCAAAGCCAAGTCAATCTGTAAAAATAATTTTGGTCATATCCGTGAAGTCAGTGAGCACATAGATACCTTTATTTATAAGAAGACCTCCGAGATTTCGCCTTGGCTCAATGAAATAAATAATGAGTGCAACAAGAAGCTAACGAAGCTGTTGACTGTGCTCAATTATATGCTTACTCATGCAGAAAAAAGGGATGCAGGCAGAAAGTTGACACACATTAAAATTGAAGCACCGTATAAACTCAAAAAGACAAATGAGTATAAACTTGGACAATTTGAACCAGTTGTTTTCTTTAAAGAGAAAAAGGACATTCTTGCAGATTTAGCCAATAACGGGCTTAAGATTCAACCGAGACAATTAAACAAGTACATTCGCTGGCTTGTTCAAGAAGAAATCATTCTTAATGTAGGCAGAAAAGGCAGTCACGGTCAAAATATATATGCCGTAGGGTACTGGTTTGATATTAATAAAGATGGTGGCACTCTTTCAAATCCTCTTCCATTATACAGAATGACATCGAAGCGTGACCAATTCGAATATGCATTTAGAAACTTTAGCCTATAATTGCTCGGTGTCACTCAGTGACACCGACAAACTTTCTATTTTTCAGAATTTCGTTGGCAAAAGTGACACCGATACGTCTCGGAATCACTTTTTTTTACTCGTAGAACATTGATAATAGTCATTCTCCATCCTACGGTATATTAAACATCATCTAAAGTAATATCTTTCATAATCTTCCTATAGAATTCTCAGTCCACATAAAAAGATAATGCATGTGTCCTTCGGAATTCTATAGATAAGATTATTTGTAATGCGAACGCCAAGGGCGTTCGCATTTACTCAGCACTAAACTTAAAACCAAAATTAAGAATAACATTATATGGCGTGCTCGTTACTGCTTTAAATCTCCTTACTGGTTTTAGAAAAGTCCAATGTTAATGCTATGTTACGCTCGCCCGAAAAAATTACGTAAAAAATTGGAAATTTGTGGTATAATGTAGAACGTTTATTACCAACGTTTTACAAAGATAAGGAGGCGCAATCATGGATACAGAGAGGAAAACAAAAGACATTAAAACGTCAGAGCCCTTCAGTAGCTTATTTACCATCGACCTTAACCAGCTGAGGGAGATTTTTGAGCACATGAAAGAACATGGTTATGACGAGGCCCAACCTGTTGTCTTATGGAAAGAGAAACAGGTTCTTATTGAAGGTCATACCCGCCTGAAAGCTGCGCTTGAACTTGGCATTGAAAGTATCCCTATTATTGAGAAGTCTTTTGCTTCTGAAGATGACGCACTTGATTATGCTGTACATTGCCAGACAGAGAGACGAAACATGACTGAAGGTGACATTCTCCGTTTGTTCGAGAAGGTTGACCAGAGACATTATGGGAAAAACTGGGGTGGTAACAGGTCAAGTGTAGAGAATTCAACACATGAAACCAGCAGGGAAAAGACTGCAAAAATTATAGGTATTAAAAAAGAGAAAGTCTCACAATGCCGTTTCATACTTGAAAAAGCTACCGAGAAGGAAAGACAGTCGATTTATGATGGTGAAAAGACCATTTACCAAGTCTATTGCAGTCTCAGAAACTACAAGGACAAAGTAATCAATAAAGGCAAGAATATCGAAACAGAGAAGCAGCTTTTTGACAAGGTAAATGCGCAAGGATTCGACGTGGTCGACGTTGAACACCTCAATAAAGTCTGTCTTACTCTTTTACCGCACTTGTTAAAACAAGAAGCCGTTATTGAAGAACTGGAAAAAGAGATTCAGTATTTTAAAGTAGGCGAGATATTTGAGCGTTTACGCAGCCAACAGGCGATTCAGGAATTCTTATCAAGTAGATTTGTAACCGATTTTATCACAGTCATTGAGCAGTTTGGCTTTCAGGTAAAAAGACCGCCTGAAATCGTTCCTGTTGAAAGAAAGGAAGCTGAGACAGCCGAAATAAAACTGAAAAAGAAGGCGATTGCCAGCATAGAAAAGGGGCTGCTGCCACCAGTTACCATGCTCAATCTGATTGAAAAAGGAACGAGGGAGATTGGTAAAGAGAAAGAGAAAGTTACTCTAAAAAAGAAATGGTCTAAGCGAGCAATATCAGAAAGAAGGGAACAGGCTATCCTTGAAGTTGCTTAAACCCAAACCCTTTCTCTTTATGGCATTCACGTTAAGTATGTCTCTCTTATTGCCAGATGCAGTCCTCATCACTGCCAATAAATAGGCTATTTACATCCAATGTAAATCATTACTAACGATCTGATATTATAGTGATATACTTGTAATGAGAGGTTATCATTGACAGAGAAAAGGAGGGTTATGAAATGGATTTGAACGAAAGTGAAAGGAAGCCAGAATTCAAAGGTATTGCCGGGATTATCAGCGGGGCGATAAAGAAACACCCGATATTAGTATTGGCAGGATTAGTATGTATGATTGTGCTTAGTTTTTGGTATCAAGCGACACGACCAGAGACGATTGAGCGTGAGAGACAAGCCAAACTCAAACAGGAGGAAACCGAGCGTGCGAATCAAGCAGCGAAAGCTCATGAAGACTTAGTCAGGAGAGCAAATGCAGAAAGAGAGAGTCGGGAAAGAGCAATTTTAGATGTACCAATGAGAGACGGGAAGTATGAATCGACACGAAGTAATGATTTAGAGGAGCTTTGCAAAGATTATGTATTTTACAGAAAGAAGATATTGCAGGCGAGTAGAGATGGTGATGAGAATGCAGCCAATAAGTATAGAGCAAGTTTTCAGCAGATAAATGCATACTTGAATAAATACCGCCAAGAAGATATCGACAAGATGTTTAAGAAGATAGGAGAGTAGTAAATATTGTAGAAGTATTTGAGGTACTGTTAAGCTATCAATTTATAAGGGAATTTGTAAAACGTTTCTTTTGCCTATAATTTACTTACTTCCTTTCGATGGTTGAGAGTAAACCCCAACCGCTCTTCAATTCTGTGAACACGAAACACTTTCAAGCCAATTAAGTGGAGTAACAATAACATAATGATGCTCTCATTCTCCATAGAATGCCTATTCAAGCCACTTTATAGAATATTATCTTTTGACTAAAACATATTGACACCTTGCAAAAAGGCCTCTATCCTTGCTTTAGAGGTGATATATGAACAAAAAACCATACCATCCGCCAAAAGGAAGTTCATTAAACGTCGAACCTATCAGAAGCATTGCGAATATTGAAGCAATCATAAGACTTCTTGATGGGAAACCGAGAGACAAGCTCTTATTCGTTTTGGGAATTAACAACGGTTTGCGCTGTGGAGACATATTAAAATTGAAGTTGGGAGACGTGCGTCATTTACGAGAAGGTGGCTTTACAATCGTAAAAGAGCAGAAAACTGGCAAGAAAAATTACGTTTATATCAATGCTGCTGTCTACGAGGCACTAAGAGAGTATTTATTAGAGTACACAGACCGAAAAAGTGCAGATTGGCTTTTCTTTTCACAGAAGGGAAACAAGCCTTTGACAGTGAAAGCAGTACATTCCATGATAAAGAGATGGGGCAAGAAAGCAGGCATAAAATCGAATCTTGGCACGCATTCAATGCGAAAAACGTTCGGATATCATCAGAGAATAACTTATAACACGCCAATTGAATTGATTACGAAACGTTATAAGCATTCATCACCAGCAATCACCATGGCGTATCTAGGAATTCAAGAGACTGAAGTCTTAAACATCATGAGAAACACGATTGGAAGTAAACCTCAAGAGAGGCAGAACGAAGGAGGCGTAATATGATGAAGAAAAAAGAGATTGAAACACTGAAAAAAGATTTTGAGACATTGCATCTTAAATACAACAAGATTCAGGCAATTAGTCAGGTACTTTTTTATAAAAATAAGCATAACCATAGAATTCGTGTTCAAATCAAATTCAATCACGACATTACTGAGCATCCCGATATGTTTGCTGATTTTGATGATGGAGAGATTGCACTCAGTGAGTTGGAAATACTTTTCAAGGGAATGTTGGAAGCAGAAAAGAAAGACAGACAGATGGGGGGCAAGAAATGAAAGTAGCAGGCTATGGACGTGTGAGCACAATTGAACAAGCAGAAAATGGAACAAGTTCTGAGGAACAACAAGAGATTATTACAGAAGAATGTAAAAAGAAGAAATGGGAAATGGTTCACTTTTATGCAGACGATGGTTACTCAGGCAAGAATAATAAACGTCCCGGCTTTGTCCAGCTTCTCAAAGATGCAAAAAAGGGAACGTTTCAAACTGTTCTCTTTACTAAGTTAGACCGATTTGGTCGCAGCATGAGAGACATACTCAACGGTATCAACGACCTCAATGACCTCGGTATAAAGATTTGTTGTATAAAACAACCCGAAATAAATTCAGAGGGCGTCTATGGTAAGCTATTAATGCAGCTTCTTGGTGCTTTTGCCGAGTTTGAACATGAAATGATTTCCGAAAGGACAAAATCGGGCAAGAAAGCTGCTTGGAAAAGTAAAAAATCGTTTATGGGTATGGCACCATACGGTTACACAATTTTACGCCATGAAAAGAAAGATGGATATAAACCGCCTGATGAGATTGTAATAAACAAAGAAGAAAGCAAAATTTATAACCGAATTGTGAGCATGTACCTTGATGAAAGAATGGCGACTAATGAGATTGCCTTAAAACTTACACAAGAGAAAATCCCTGCACCAAATAATAGAGGTTCAAAACGGTGGTTTTACTCGGCAATCTTGAGAATATTACGAAATCCAGCTTATCTTGGTGAAGCCACTTATAACAAATTTAAGATGAAACCAACAATAAACAAAAGTGGCAAACAGTACTATATCAAGACGACTACAACCAATCCCAAAGAAGATTGGATTACTATAAAGTACCCTGCCCTAATCACACAGGACAAGTATGATGCCATACAGGCACGTATAAAACAAAACACCAAGTTTCCTCTTCGAAAGTTCAAAGAGTATGAAGACCACTTTTTACTTGAGAAAGGCCTCTTATATTGTGGAGAGTGTGGCAGCAAAATGAACAGGAGACTGATGAAGAATGAGAAATACCAAAATCTTTATTATGCCTGTTACTGGAAATATGCGAATGTACATGCTGAATTGGCAGGAAGAAAACAATGTGACTTGGTCATAGATGCAGAAAAGACGGACAACTATGTCCTTACTCAAATTTTCGATTTCTTAAGTAATCCACTTCAGTTTGCTCAGGCATGGTTCAAGGAATTGAATCTGGAAGAGTTAAGAAGCAATGTTGAACGATTGGTAAAAGAAAAAGAATCTCAAGAAAAGTCATTACAGCGATTATATGACAGGTACGCTATCAGTGAAAACAAAGTCCTTGAATCAACGATAAAACAGCACGAAACACGCCTAAACGAGATTAACATTGAACTGAATCGCGTAAGAAATGAAGCAGACATTGCCACGAACAAGTTTAATAGGTTTGAGCAATTTCAGGAAGCATACAAAAAAAGTGGCCTGAAGAAGAAAATGGCATTATACTATTCAAACAAGAAGAGATTTATGGACTTTTTAGATTCTCTATCATTCGATCAGAAGCAGAAAATTGTTGAGGCAGTGATTGCGCCAGAGAATGGGGGAAAAATTACTGCTAATAAAGGTGTTGAAGGTGTTGAAATAGAGATTGATTTTCAGGCAGATATCAAGAGGATTGAGAAACTTATAGCCAGTTTTGAAGACCGTAAAGGAAAATTACGATATTATAATG